AAAATTAGTTCCAGAATTAACAGAAATTTCACCAGTAGAACCAAGTGAGAATTCTGCAGAAAGTTTTGTTGGTTTAATATCGGGTTGAACATCACTAATAGCAACTCTGTTATCAGTAAAATACATGCCATGGTTTTTATGATTTACTCTAATGTGTAAACCATCGGTATCAGTAACAATATTAGAGATTGTATTTCCAACACCTACAGCATCTTTAAAGTTAAACTGAGTAGTAACTCCTGCGCTATTTACATACATCAAGGTGTTACCTATGCCTGTCACAAACTCACCCTGAACATTTTCAAAGATAAGTTCGCTTGTCATTCCAATTCCAGTAATTGTTAGTCTTGAATTTCTACCAACGGTTGCGATACCAATCGTAGAAATTCCAACTAAGTCACCTACTTGATAACCAGAACCACCATTTGTAATTGTTGCAACACCAATTACTCCAGCATTTACAAACACATCTGCTACTGCGCCTCTTCCATTGCCACTTAAAGTGACTAAATTAACACTATTAAAGGATCTAGATCCAGTGGAAGGAGTGTATCCAATTCCAGGATTAGAGACTGTAATTGTAGTTGCTTTTGCTGCAACACCAACCAAATCACCACTTGCTTGAGTTCCTAACTGGAAGAACGTGTTACCAACTTCATATCCAGTATCACCGGTTGTAGTTCCAAGTCCAACTCTAAGTTTCTTAGAGTTAAGAACAAGTGAGTCTGGCATTAGTCTTGGAATCATTCCGTTGCCTTTAGTCAGTTCAGGACTATAGAACTCAACAGAACCACTCTCAATAAAGTCTGCTCTATAAAGAGTAAACTTAAGATCTTCCCATTGACTCGGTTCCCATGTTGATGCGTTTTGTGACTTAAACAGAGATCCAAGATATGGTTGGTTTGAAATAAATGTATCGGAGAGAAGATCGTTTTCGCCAATACGAGAGATGTACACACTATATTTGGTTGAGTTAGATGCAAGGCAGATAGCGTATTCAGTGTTTCCACCCTCAACATATACAGGTGCTTTAAATTCAACTGTGGTTGCTATAGAACCATCAGCAGAAGTTGATATGTCCTCTGGAGCGATAACAATTTCAGAGAAAGGAATAATCTTTTGAGTTGGAAGACCATTCTCCATGGTTCTTAACTGGAAGACAACAGGAATATTCATGTCATCTTTAGTTGCAAAGAAGATATCACATTTAGTTAAGAAAATACCTGTATCATCTTCCACAAGGAAGGATTGTGCCAGAGGATCATACCATCCAATAATTTCCTCTCTTACTGAACCACTAACATTTCTTGAACCAACAACTTGCGTACCGAGATCGCGGTTAACGTTTCTTTCTTGAAACTGTTGTCTACGCTCAACTCTTGCATTTCTAATGGAAAGAATATTTTCTTGAATGGTTTCAAGAGTTCCTGAGGCGGTGTAAGTTTCTTCCGATATCGTATTGCAGAGATCCTGATTATTATCTGGATCATTAATAAGAGTAAAGTTTTTAGAACCAGTTTCAAATTCAGGGAAAGTTGTAGAATTTGGATCTGGAATAAAGAAACTACCAGTTAAATTAGCAGCAAGGTCAGAGAGTAATCTAACATCTTTGATTGTTGCTTGTGCTCCACTTGATCCTCCTGTGAGAACCATTCCTGGTGCTACAAATCCAAAGAACTCACCTTGTGCTTCAGCGGAAAGAGAGAAAGTGTCAACGTTCAGAATTTCTGATGTAGATGAGTATGATCCAGAGAGTGGTGTATTATTATATGGATTTTCTGTGAACGTTGCTGTTGGTACATCATAAGGACCTTCTCTGTGATTTGACTGAGAAACTCTAAATGTAATGTTTGCTGCAGTGTTACCAGTGTCTTGATCTAAACCGGTTCTGTTAATTCTTCCAGTTACAGTCTCACCAACTGCAAATGTTCCAGAAACCATACTGATTTCGAGAAGTTTTGGAATACAGAATCTTGTGACATCCTCACCATCAAAGAATGCATACATTCTAGTGAGAGGTTTCATTCTCTTAGAAACAAATTCAATGTTTCTAGATCTCATGAATGGAACAATATCTCTGCTGACAACTCTATCACCAACAGACTCTCTATCAAACTGCTCAGTGACCACGGTTCTTGTACCAGATCTGGACATTACACCAGTCTCAACTGTAGTTTGAAGCGTATCTTCAACAACTCTAGTATCTGTTCTTTGAATTCGACGTGCAGGGTTGCCAAAACCACCGCTAAAGTTATTAATCCAACCTCCCATACCAAAAGTAGAACTGGAATTTGTTTCTCTTCTACGTGTGGTGTTTGTTACTGTGGTTCCTGTCCAGTTAGTTTCCCAGGCATTCCAAACCATGGGTGCCATACCACTTTGTCTGTCAACATTTTCTGTTCTTGCAAGCAACTCAAGAGTTGATGCAAAATCACCTTCAACGTCGATGACCTTTGCCCTCATTCTTGCGGTGTCAACCCATGTATCAGATGCTGGCGTAAGTTCCATAGAACCCTTCCAGAAACTTATCAAGAATGGTGTCACACTCTCCGTTCTTGTGGCAAATGATTGCTTTAACCACTCAACTTCAGCATAATCAAGAGTGATTACATCACTTTGTTTTCTTACATTATTACCTTCAATTGCAGCAAAATTTAGATCTAAAGTTGTGTCATTATTGACTACAGGACCTTGAATTAAGTCAACAGAGTTGGTGTAGTGAGTTGGTCTAAACTCTTTTTTCTCAGCATCAATACTGTTCTTGATCTGAAGTCCTTCTTCTTGTGGTTTGAATGAAGTAAAATTATCAACAAAGAAACCAGACTTAAATCTATTTAAACCATCTGCATCAGGAACAAACAAATTAGCAGTATTAGTCTCAAGCATCGAAAGAGACGTGTAATATTCAAGGTTTTTGATTCTATCTTCAAGTTTATAGATATCCTGCATACGATATCTCTTATGAGTATTAAACTTCAACGAAGCTTGTACTGTGTCATAAAGATAAGGAGGTAGGGTAATAGAACAAATTTCAATTGCATCATCAACTACAAGAGGTGGTTCTGGTCTATCTGAGGGGATACCATACTTGACTTGGAATTTACCATCTTTTGTCAGAAAAATTCTATCAATTCTTCCCTGATAATAAGAGAAGTCAATGAATAGTGATTCATCTGATGCTAAAATATTTTTAGCTGAATCTCCAGATCCAGTAAATACTCTTCCTAAGAATTCAAGAGGAGATCTATCTCCCTCGGATATAGATGCAATTGAACTTACTCTTGGTCTAATATCAATAATGTCAGAATTTCCAGAACTTCCAACTATAGCAATCTCACTAGAGTAATCAAAGTTATCATATGACGATATCGTTGTAATATCTCCATCATCAGTGCTTTCATATGAAGCACTCTTAAAGTATACTCTTAATTTCTTACTTGGTTCCGAAGAATCAAATTTTCTTTTGATTGCTCCATAATCATAGAATGTTTGTTCTTGTCCATTATTAAAGATAAAATTAGTAGATACATCAAAACTTGATGCATCAGCTTCATTTACAACTGCACTTACATTTGTCTCAGATGAAATAATAGTTTCACCCTCTCTAAACAAAATATCATTTTTGTAAAGAACAGAAATTTTTGAATCCGCAATTGAGGTTTTTTCAGAAATAATTGCAGCAGCACCAGAATCTTGTCCTACAACAGATTCTCCAATAGTAAACTCTTCAACAGTCGCTGAAGAACTTGTGATTGATTGTAAAGTAAGTGTAGGTGAAGAAGGAGTGGATGTATCAGCAGATTCAAAGATACCATGAATCTGAATTACATCAGGGGTATTAAGTGAAATTGTTTCATCCTGAACTCTTGTTCCAAAAGGATAATTTCCGTATGTAAGACCATCGTTTAAAGTTGTAGTTCCAATACCAGAACCAACATTTTTAGATTTGTCTACAATAATTGACTGAACTCTATTTCTAACTTTTACTTTTGCCTTTGGTTTTCTCTTTCTAAGAGTTGCAATCAAAGTAGATCCATCAGTATTAGTTCCAAGACCATTAATCTGCAGAGTACTTTTTCCTCCAGGCGAAGTAATCGTAAATTTATCTGCAGTTAACTCTTCAGTGGTTCCATCTTCTCTAATAAGTGAATATCTAGTAGGAGTAAATGGTAAAAATACTTCATTATCTTCAGCAGTAATTGTGCTGGATAATTTATTATTTACAATATTTACAGTTAATGTTTTTCTAATTGTTAATATAGCATCAGTTAAATTTACACTTTCAACATTTTCTTTTGGAAGTGGAGTAAATAATGAATTATCGGTTGATGGGTCAAGAGGTGTTGTTAATATTTTTAAATCAGTAACATTAGTTACTGCAGTTGGTAACTTACCACCAGCAATTCCAGTTACTGTTGTTACACCAACAAAATTAATATGAGAGGATCCAACAGATACAACTCTTCCCAATACGGGATCTTGATCATCACCAACAACTGCAGCAAGATCACTATATTGAATCAAACTACCCAACTTAAGAGCAGTTCCAGGGAAAAGTGGATTAGTGCTTCTAACCGTGCTGATGCCACTCTGATCTCTTGGAGTAATTGTTGCAACACCAACATTTAATGCTACAGATTGAACTGTGTCCGCACTAAATGTATGGATACCAGTAGTTCCATCTGTTGATCCAAATACTGACTTTACATCACCAATTCCATGAGCAGTTGCAGCGATTGCGGTTCTACCATTTAAAATGCCATCAAAGAAAAGAGGTTCATTAGAAATAAACTCACCTTTAGTTTCGTATAATGTAACTGTTTTGCTATTAGATACCGCAGATCGAATAAATGCAGTCGCACCACTTCTATGACCTTTAACAAAGGTTGGAACAGATAAACTAGTTGCTTGATTTAACGTTAACGTTGTAAATGATTGAACATCATATAAAGACATGCCCCACTGGTTTAAATTTGCATTTGCAATATCATATGCACCAGATTCAATTTTAAAATCATAGACTCTTGCTAAACCAATCTCATTTCCAGGAGCTCCGTTAGCATCAACGTTAGGACCAACTCTCTCATCCCTCAAACTTAAAACGTATGTACTACCAATACCAACAGAAGGTGTTCTATTAACGTTATCAAGTTTAAGTGTTGGTCCGGTATTATAAATTATTGATTGATTTTCAATAAGTTTTGTAGTTCTTGGTTTGTCTACATCAAGATAAATTGCATCCAGAGTTTCAATATCATATCCTCTTACAAATGCTCTACCAGCAGAGACTCTATACAATGCAAGGTCATCAGAAGGTGCAGACCCACCATACGTAAATTGACCCGCATTATATACACCACCATTTCCCCTATTATTATTCAGGGACTCTTTCATTGTAATATCAAAAGGAGTTACATAGTAATCTCCAGATTCGGCAAATGTTCTTCTGGCAAGAATATCAGTAATATCGTTATAACCGACACCACCACCAAGACCAGTTTTTTTAGTTTTTGTTCGTAAAACTCCGTTTACTACAACCCCTAATTCAACAAAAGATCCATCATCTAAATCATCAGTAGACTTTTTAATAAGAGAGGTACTAATTTTAAGTCTATCCGCACCTGGTGCAGCATAGTTATTAAATCCTTGAGAATTATCGTTAAGAGTTTCGTCTAAATCTGCAGTAATTATTTCTTCATTTACAAAGAGACCAATCCTATAACTTGGAGTTGTTCCATATTGATCAAGGATTAAAGTTTCTTTTTCAACATTTACAAAGTTACCTCTAATAAAGTAAACACCATTTTGAATTTGAAATGAAGATCCAGTTTGTCCAGCATCATTTGATATAGTAGCACCAAAAGGAGCTCCTGCACTAATTGTACTGTTTCCTAAAAGACCTGAGGAAATTATCTCATTACAAGCAAGTTCTTCAGCATCACTAAACACTTCAGTCGAATTGTTTGCAGTGCTTGAGTCAAGATAGTTAACATAAAGAGTAAGATTTCCTCTTTCAGAGTCTTCAGGAAGAAGAACCGAATCAACATATGCAGTTACACCAGAAGTTAAACCTGTTATTTTAGTTCCTTCTAACTGTTCAGCATATGCAGAGACTGGAACTCCTTGAAACGTATTTACTAACTGAACACAATTGTAAATTCTATTATATCCAGTATTTCCGGGTATAACTTTTTCACCCTCTTTGAAGAAGTGCTGCCCAAATCTTTCAATTTGGTTCTGCAGAATTGATTGAAGAGATGTTAATTCTCTAGCCTGGACAGCATATCCAGGTTTAAACAACACCTTATGAAAATCATTAGATGCGTCAAAGTCATCAAAATATGGTGCTACGTTGAGGTTCGTCTGCTGTGGCATAATTCTTTAGAACTGCAAAACAATTTTGATATCTTCTTTTTGGTTAGATGACCTTGTAATAGATGGTCTATTGTCAACATAGACAATGTTACCTGCATATTTTTTCACTTCTGCAGGCGCAATACCATCCGTAAAAGTAAGACCAAGATTATATGTCCTACTATTTATTGTCGTTTGGATACCACTAAAGTTTGAGTCAATTTGTAAATCAACACCTGTTGTTGGAGTGATTGTCAAACTACCACCTGTATCAGGAGAAGAAGTAAACTCTGTCAAATCAAATCCATAAGTTGGCGAAGTTTGAGCAGTTCCAACTGTATTAAATCCAGCGAGTGTTCTGTCCTGCCAATACTTCAATACACCAGTTGTTTGGTTATAACTAATAACTCTTCCTTGAGCAGTTGTTCCTGTAGATATAGTTTGAGTAAAGTACGAATCGGCAGAAAAAGCAGCAGAACTATATCCTGCTCCTGCTAATCTCAAAGCACCAACAGCACTTGCTTTATCAACAGATAGTAAAGTATTTGAAGTAGTTCTTGGATTTTCTACAAGACCAACTCTCGCAATTTGATTTCCAGTAATGAAATCAGGGTTTTCATTATCATTTTCAATTCTAGAATAAAGAAGAACATTAGTTGCTCCTAATTCTCTATAGATATCTTTACCATGACCACCCATTGGTGATATGATAACATCAAAGGTGGGTCTTGTTGTTCCATTAGGAACGTTTCCTGCTGCTAAATCCACATTCCCAAAAGTATATTCAGAACCCTGGTTGGTTATTGTTATTGAGTCAATTCTTTGATCATTGGTGGTGACGATAGTGCATTCTGCACCGGTTCCATCACCTTTAATTGGAACATTAGCATATCGAGTAGCACCAACAGGTCCAACACCCGCTCCCCTATCAGTAATGGTGGCCACCTTAATTGATCCATCAACTGCGTTATCTCTTACAAGGGCATTTTCAGTTGTTGTTTCCCAATTTAGAGGTACTGGCATAAAAGCAGTTGCCTCAAATTTTACAATATCACTTGGTTTGATAGAATAAAGATATTTCCAAAGATAACCATCTCCACTTGTTCCTGCTGCTCTTGGTTCTAAATCAATATGTGTTGGTTCATCAAGAGATGGTGCTCCATTAGGTGTATCAGGAGTAGTACCGTTTTGTATACAGATATAAACTCTAAAATCACTATTAATTACAAAATATGATGCAGCATATAAATTAGTAGCACCACTTACAGCAGCAGTTTTTGTTCTGCTGTAATCATGACGATACATGTCATAGGTAGTTCCTGAAGACCAATTTGTTTTTGAAACAACTTGCCGTACATCAGATGAGTTGATCTTTTTAAGAGCAACCATCGAATCCCAATACTGATTCTCCTCGTCAAAACTATCTTTTGGTGAGGGAGGATCTTGATCCCACGATGAACTGTAATCAGTTGCATTCGTTAATCCAATGAAAGAATAATATGCATTAGTAGATGTTGTTACACCTGCAACAAAATTCTTTGCATTTAATATTCTAATTTGATCAGTTATAATTGCAGCCATTACACACTGTTTTTTTCTTTATTTATAGTTCAAATATCATAATCTTTAAATCTTAGTGATTTAGACCTTTGAACGAATGTAGAGGTAGATATACCACCGATACCACCTAAGGTAAACGCACTATATGAAGTTACTTTAGATCTTGACTTAAGATCAATTCTTCCCCAACTAAATTCACCGAATGAATTAGAAGTTTGAATACCTAAACCATATGGGAAGTTATTATTAACATTTACAAATACTCTAGTTATGTGAGATGTACCAATTCCCACTCCCTCGGAGTTAACCCCTGTTGGTCTGTATACAGTTTCAGCACTTTGAACAAAGTATATATTATCAATATTAGAAGTTCCAATTCCCACTGTATTACCAGAGGTATCAAGTGAAGTAATAGATGTTGAGGAAGATCCTACATTTGAGTTAAATATCATAAAGTAATCACCAGAACTCATTGAACTTGCAGTTACTGCTGTTGCAACAATATCAGTATTGTAACCAACATTTCTTAAGAAAGAATCTAGTGGGATGTGTAAATCAAAGATAAACTGAGTTGTTCCAATTCCTACAGAGGTGGTGCCAAATCCAACAATTACTCCATTGTCACCATTATAAGAATTAACTTCATTCTCTTCTACTCCTCTTGTAGGAGGACTAAACAGAACAAGAGGTGGATTAGTTTGAGTATAACCAAGACCAGGATTAGTAATCGCTACACCTGTAATTGTTCCAGCTGCGCCGATCGTAACTGTGCCAAGAGCAGTTGTTGTAGTTCCTATACCAACTCCATTTGTACTACCGAAACTTACTAATCCAGATGAATATCCAACGCCACCAGTAGAAATAGCAACAGAGGTAATTGTTCCTGCAGTAGAAACAATCGCGGTTCCAGCGGCAGAAACTTTATCATCTTGTGGAATAAATTTAACTTTATTTTGGAAGGTAAGATTTACCTTATCAGTAATTTCATTACGAATATTGAATAGTGGTCTAAGGGTATCAACGAAAATTTGAGTAGCACCTACTCCAACTGTTTTAATAATATGTGCAGTTGGATTAACTACTGGTTCATAAAGTTCCCTATCTTTACCAACTTCTTTTTCGTTGATAATTTTATCCTCAATTTGTCTACACCAAACAACAGGTCTAAGTAAAGCAGTATTTTGAACGTTACCAGGACCGCGATAAGGATTTGTCTCCGCAATATCAGTTCCAGATACAAAATTAACAGATCTTACTTCCTCACTCGTAAATATATCATTATTTTGAATTTGAAGTGTATCTCCCTCTTTAACCGTTTCAATAATCTCTCTCAACACAACATCTTGAGCACCGGTTCCTTTGTAGAAAACAATTTCAACAGTATCACCAATCTTAGGTGCTTCTGTAAACTCAATTTGAGAACCACCTTCAAATATGTAACCTTTACCAGGAACTTGAAGGATGTTATTTACAAAGACAAGAAGTACATCTTGAACAGTTACTTTAGATCCTTTACCCGAAACAATGGAAGTAACAACTCCATCAACTTCAATTGGGAAGTTGGTTCTAGTTCCATTAATGAATTTTTCAATATTGTCCATAACCTGCAACTCACCAACTGACCATCCAGTAAATTCATCACTAACTATTTCATCAATATCAATCTTAAATTCATTAAATGTTTTACTTGTGTCAGTAGGAATGCCAATTGTGCCACCAATAGCAACAGTCAATGATTGGTTATTACCATAACCATATCCTGTATTTTTCATCGTAAAATCAATTACACTTGATCCTTGACCAACTACTATATCAATTTTAGCACCAGTTCCTATACCAGCAGAACTAGAACTATAAATTAATGGAATGTTGCTGTAACTTAGTGGGTCATCAATAATAACCAGAGGTGCATTAGTTGATGTATAACCAATTCCTGGATTTGTAATCGCAATACTTACGATATTCCCACCACTTATCGTGGCGGTTCCAATATTAAATTTATTAGAACCACTAAGGGAAGTAGTAGCAACTCCCACATTTACAGTGGTTTGAATTCCTGCCCTATATCCAGATCCACTATTTCCAATACTTATTGATTGAATTGTTCCAGCAACAGAAACTGTGGCAGTTCCCCCTGCAGCAACAAGAGGTTGATAACCAAATCCTTCAGTTGAAGAAACTGAAACAATTATTCCCCCAACAGGAACGTTAGAAGTTCTTACATCCGCTGTGGTTGAAACTGCGGATCCTACGAATGAAATTGAGGTGATTCCTGCATTTTCTGAAAGTGTATATTGTTCGAGTTGATTCTCAGGAGCAATTACACCTGTTATTCCACCAGGAGTTTGGAAGGTGTCATTTACAAGAATGATAGCATTTTCAGTAGCAATTCCAGTAACATTAGAACCATCCGCCTTTAATGTAAATTCTTTCTTAGAACCATTAAATTCTTGAGATAAATCATCAAAAACATAATTTTCATGATATGTATCATTTGAGTCATTGACAACACCACTTCTTAAGAATATTCTTCCTTGGAAACTAGAACTGGTTGTTATTCCTGTCCAATCTCTTTCATCTGGTGGATTAGTATCAGCACCTAATGGTGTATTGCCAAATGGAGCATCTACAAAATTTAATACATTATTTACAATGTTATAGTTACCGATAACTTTTGTTACTAAAGCTCCTGTAACCGCAGCACCAACACCTGTTCCTAACCATCCTCTTCTTACGATTAAGTTATTTGTTTGCCCAATACCAACACCATCAACTCTTATGATTTCATTGCCAATTTTAATTAAATCACTACCAGAAATTGAGGTAATTCCTATTAACTTAAGTGTATCATCAGTTGAGGTTAATTTAACAGCAAGTGTTGTAGTAACTGCAGTAGAAACGACAGGAGATTGAATTATATTATCAATTGCAATTAATCCTTTGGCATTTTTGTTTGTAGCAACAAATCTGTGCGAGGTTCCTATTCCTACACTTGTCAAGTTAACTGCTTCAGGAACTGGTTTTAATGCATTTTCAGCACTGGAGGCAATTTTGATCTTATCATCAGTTACCTTAACTACAAACAAATCTTCTGGAAGGAAACTTGTACTTCCAATTCCTGAGAATGAAGTGATTGCAATCCCAATTGCCATAGTTGATCCAGCACCTGCGTGCTTATATTCAATTTTTTCACCAGTTACAAAGAAATGATTTGGAAGAGTAATTGTATTTGTGGTTAAGTTAATAATACTTGAATCATTACCCTCAAATGATCTTTCAAAAATTGGAGTAGATTCATGCGTTAACTCAAACGCTCTCTTGATGTCTCTTTCAGTTCCTTCATATGTCGCAAATCCTGATTCAATAACAGCATTATTAAAATTAATTTCGTCTTTGCCATCATCTTGATGCCTCAACGCATTCATATAGACGTTCACAACAGTGTTTATACTAGCTGCGGGTGTGAATGTTAATTCAGTTGTTCCAGTAGCAGAAACTCTTGTTCCAAATGTTCCAAGACCAACGGAAGTTCCAACTTCTCCAAATTCAGTATTATAGGTTTCTGGAGTAGTACCGGCATCAGTAAAATCATCAACTGCGATGATTTCAGTCATCATATACTGATTATTTGATGTATCCGCAACTTGAGCAACAAAGTATGCCACATCATAAGTATCTGGATAAGAGGCAACAGTATGGATACCAGGAGTTCCTGAAGATGAGATGCTGGTTGTTCTTGACTCAATTCTGGCATGTTTCATATTATGAGTTCCAATACCAGTAATACCTGCGGTTGCTAAACCAACTTGAATTGTATTAACTACACCAGTTGTTCCTATTCCAACACCAGAGTTTGGATGGAATATAACGTCAAGATTTGAACCATTGAATGTAGCACTATAAGTTCCAAGACCAACATCGGCATCATCATTGCTACCTGTCGTGGTCAACTGACCATATTCAAGTATCTCAATATCAGTCCCGTTATGAACAATATTTAAATTATTATATTCAAATTCAGTAGTACCAATATCAGGTGTAATTTCAACTAATACTTTAACAGAATTATGAGTGCTAGCGATACTAACGATCGTTGTTGCTCCAATTCCTGAACCAATTATTACACTATCTGTTTCAATGATAGATGGTCCAATTGCAGTGGTTCCAGTGCTCAGTAAATTATCATCTAGATTATATGAGATGGCAGCAATTTGATAATCATTAACCTTAAACTTGGTTGGGAAGAATTGCAATTGTCCATCCGTTCCAGAAACGGTAAAGTCAAATGATCCTTGATCATAAGTGCTTTCAACTCTTCCATATTGATTAATATAACCACGAGCACCATCATGAATGAGATCAACAATCATTAACTGTCTTTGTGCAGTAAATCTAGTGTCTCTAACATATGTGATATACTTCATTGCTCTTCTTGATGCAAGAGCAAAAGTGTTAACTATACTGAAAGCAGTTGCTCTAGGTTCACTATTAAATTGAGAACTTAAATCGTCAATTAAAAGAACTCTATTTCCAACAGATTCAAGGAAGTCTTGAAGAATTCTACTGGCAAATCTAATTTCTGTAGATAATACTTTATCTTTAACATTTAAGAAGTTTTCACTTACTACATCAAAATCATATACACAATTTAAATCAGCAAAACCAACTGCATCAATAATTTGGTCAACCACAGTTTGATCAGTTGAAATTCCAACACTTACGCTAGTAACTGACTCTAGTTGATAATCAGCAAACTTTTTGTATCCGAGTGTGTGATTTGTAGATGAAACAACATCATTCCATGTGTCAAGAGGGACTCTTGAACTTAATGAGTATGCAAACGTTTGATAGTAATCGCTATCTTGAAGTCTTTGCATGTTTGTATTCAAGAATCCAGAGTCGTCTTGATGACCTCTCAAAGTCTTAGATATAGCACCCATCTTAAGATAAGATTCATACGATCTAACAGATACTGCTATTCCCTCTGTTCGTGAAGCAGATCCTCTAATAACTTCATTTTCAATAAAAATTTGGTTTGACTCAATTCTTAATTTATTTGTTTTTTTGTCCCAGAAGTTAACTATACCCTCTGCAGAATCACTCTTAACAATTTCACCATCAAAAAATTCATTTTGTCTAAGAACAGAAGTGAATGATGGGAAATATCTTTCAGGAATAATTCTTGCGCCAACAGAGTTGGGAGAATCATACAGTCCTGGTGATAGAATACCACTTGGAAGATAACCCGACATGCTATAAGTTACAGTTCCAATTCCACCAATGTTTTGATCGACCTCTGTAAGTTCAAATAATTGATAATCGTAACTCTCTGAGTTATAACCAAGTCCAGTTGATCCAATACCAATACTGACTCCTTCAACAAGAACTTTATCTCCAACTTTTAATGGGAAAGTGTCTCCAGTGCTAAATCCAGTGTTAAGACCAACAGTTACATTTTGAGTAACAGTATTAAATCCAACAGTTCCAATACCAATTCCATTACTATTTTGACTTGGACGAATGATTGGATTTACATTACTAATTCCTCGGGCATTATTAAGTATTTTTACATTCGTATCACCTAAACTATAAACAAGATCAGCGTCTTTTATATGTTTTTTAGTTACCGCATCTATAACGACTGGTTTTGGTGCGACAGTATATCCTCGACCCGCAGATACGATACCAACAGATACTAGAGAGTTTAGTGACTCTATAGTGACGACTTGAGGTATATTTGTGCTTGGTTTTAGTGTTGGGTCTGATGGGAAATCAAATCCAATATTAAGTATCTTAGTTGTTTTAATTTTTCCTATTGATTCACTCTCAACTGATATAATCGCTCCAGACCCTGTATCAGTTGTACCGACTCCTACTATTGTTGAAATACCTGGAACAGCATAATAATTTCTTCCACCATCAATAATAGAGAATGAATTTATAGCACCATTAGTATGTGTACAATCAGTCGTATAATTTAACTTGGAGGTTGTTCCAGCATATGATACTTTTTCTGGAATTTTTTCAATAAAATAATTAAAGGAATTTGTAGCGCCAACAGATACAGCAAATCTTCCGTTAAAGAGACTTTCACGTACTTTAATTTGATTATGTGAAATAACAGTATTATCAGAAATAATGCTGCTCTTTACCTCTGGAACGTCACTCATTTCAATAACGTCCAAAGAATAATAAAGTTGCTCAGGAATATCTGAATTGACTGAAAGAGAAACCTTTGCGTTGGTATCAATTCCAACTCTACCGTTTCTTGTTACTTCAAAAGTTTTATTCGTAAAACTTGTATTCCAGATCGTACGACGATTTTGATCAAGGTAGAAATTTAATTCAAACGCAGGATAACTCAATCCTTGATTTGCATAAGAAAGTGAGGAATCGGATAAATCAAATTCAACCGTAGATTCTTTGTATACGTCAATTTTTGGATTAACTAAATTGATTGTTCCTAATGAAGTACTAGCAATTCCAACCGTTTGTGGTTTTTCTAATTTAGATTCATATTCTGTATTTGAAAGTTTAAATGAGTTTTTATCAACTTTTACAATGTAATAAATTCCATTATTTGAAAGACCTACCGCAGGAATTGAAGAGGTGTGAATAATTTTTTCACCAGTTTCATATCCATGATTATTAATTGTAATCGTATTTGTTGAGGTATTTACACCAACTGCAGTAAAATCTTTTGGATTTACAATTACTCTTCTATTAAAATCATTATACTTCAGTGTTACAGTTGTGGAGATTGATGGACTTACATCAATATCAACCTCATGTCTACCCTGAATACCATGTGCTTGTTTGGTTTGTAATGTAACTTGATTTCTTTCTAACTTTGCTGTAATGACTGAAAAATTAGTTTTGAAACTATGATATACACCAGTTCCAAATCCAGTGAAGAAGAGTGTACTTATATTTCTTTGAGTTGATGCAATGCCAACAAAAGAACCAGTAGTTCCTATTCCAACTTTTACAGTTGCAACCCCGATTACATCATTTGAAATTTTTGCGGCAAACAAAGTTTGATTATTCGCAAGAGTTGTTGATGCACCAACGATGTTTAAAACGTCGATACCGCTCCCATTACCAGGAGAATATGTTAATTGATCTCCAGTTTGTAATCCATGATCTTTAAGATAAATTCCCTTAGTTGGAATATCAACTCTTGTAATCCCAGCACCAGGGTTTGTAAATACAATTGTTGATCCAATACCAACTCCTACAGCTGTTCCAAGACCTACGCTCTCAGAAGGGTCAAAGTAGATTTGTTTATTTAATCTAGGAGCATACGTTGTATTAAATCCTGCAGATATTGTAAGTCTCCTTGGGTCTTCAAGAAGAATACTTGTAACAGTGTGAGATGCACCAACCGCACCATTGATGCCTCTAAGAACCCTTATTCTTGAATTAAGTATGTCAACATTTAATACCTTAACCTGCTCAGTTCCAACGTTAAGAATGTCATTTTCTTTTATTTGCGGATAATTTAAATTACCAGTAACTTTAACATGAGTAACGATACCAGTTACTCCAACTGAACCAATTCCTGATGATGATGTACCAACACCTACTATTGTTAATCTATTTGAAGATATTCCTGCTGAATAGAATCCTTCAATTTTAGAAGACGTTGTTGATAATCCTGTTATAACAACATTGTCGAATTTTTTAAAATTATGAGGGTTATCTGCTAAAATAATATACTGGTCTTTTGATCCTGGATAAATCTCAACATTAGTTATTGTGCTTGTGGCAACACTTACACTTTCAACTTGTTTTCCCTTTAATGTTGCAACTTTAGCAATTGCTCCAATCCCTTTTGTATTGTCATTATTAAATTGAATTTTATCGCCAACCTTATATCCATCTCCACCAGTTTCAATACCAATTTTTTCAACTTTTCCTGGAGTTACTGCTAAAACTTCAACTTTTTGATTAAGATTATTGGGTGTTGTGACATATGAATATGAAACATTCCCATCTATCAAATTGTAAGGTTCAGTATTTCTACAATAATCAAAATCTTCAATTTTATATACATCTTGATTTGATTCTGCACTTAAGTTAAAAGGATCTAACTTAGAATGAAATGACTCACCTACGAGATATGGGAAAATTGGTAATTTATATCCAGAAAAAACTGAACCCTGACCTTGAGCAAGAGAATCGTCAATAGTCGCAAAATATGCATATGTACCATTAGGAAACTCTGGGGTTACACAGAATCTTCCATTGTTTTTGTCGAGTACAGATTCGTCAACAACTTTTTTAAAAGTGTAATCTTCAACAAAATATCCACCTGAAAAAACACTGATTGGAGGTCTTTGAGATTTGCTAAGTGAATCTTCGCTGTAACCAGACTTCATCTGGGTTACAACTCCACCATTTTTACCAGAAAATCCATATGGTCCATAGATTGGATTTCCGTCATATGCCCATCCAATAATTGGCGAGTGATTACTAGACTCTACCTCAATTCCATTAACTTTAACAATATCATTTTTTCTGTATATAACATTGCCAACTTGGTCAGAAGGATTAACGCTTTCTCTAAGGGGTCTAGGAGCGTACAGGTGAGCATATTGTAGTCCATAAGCACCATTTGTTCCTCTTGCAATAAATCCATCGTCAGATGTTACTTTTTCTGTTTCAAAAAATCTATTAACTAAATTAATTCTCCATTCTTGAATAAGAGGGAAGAATTGAGCACCAGATCCTGTTGATACGACTGATACACTTGTTGTATTTTGTGTATAACCTGTACCACCAGAAATTACTTTGATATAATCTATTACCTTTGTTTCTGTAGATCCAGATCCAACAGTTTTTAATACAGGAGTGATCACAGCACCAAACCCTTGACCATTCACTAAAACATCTGGAATCGAAAAATATCCAGTCCCATTATTTTCAACAACAATCTCTTCTACTGAACCATTTTTGATTATTGGTCGTAATTGTGCATCAGATCCAACACCAGAGGTTATATTAGGAAGTCTTTCAAAATTTATTATCTCAGAAGCACCATAACCAACACCATTTTCGGTCAGGTCAATAGATGTTATTTGACCTCTAAAAATAGGTTGTATTTTTGCTTCAAAATTAGTGTTTCCAGTTGATGCTAAACCAACTCTTCCGATAAGAGAAACTTCAATATCTGGATAATTAAAGAAATGTGTTCCTACACCAACTGATGAAATATCAACGTATCTTTTTGTTTTAAAGAAAGTATCTTTATTAGTAGTTACTCCTACATTAGACAACTTAAAACTATCATCACTAATTTTTGTGATATAATATTGTGTATTTGTTGTTAGTCCAGTTGGCGATGTTCCATTGCAAGTATAGTTAATAATATCACCAGAATTAAAATCATGGTTGGTAACACTGAATAGGTTAGATGCAGTATTGATTCCTGCTGGAGTGATTGCTCTTTTATTATTACGATATCCTTCTCCACCAGAAATAACCGTTATAGATTCAATTATTTTTTTATTTTGAATAGCCTTGAAGAATTGAACCCCAGAACCGTATGAGGACAAAACAATTGTATTAATACCAGATACTGCATCTGCTTGAGTTGGATGTAATCTTACTGTTGTTAACCCAACTTGAGATATAAAATAAGAAGTATTAGTTGTAAGACCACCGACGACTGCTTGATTCTCTGATATGTAAAGAACTTTTTCTCCAGTTTTGAATTTATGAAATGTTCCAAATCCAATAGTAGATGGTAAAGTTCCCGTGGTTCCTAAACCGACATTTCCTGCTATGGGATCTGCTTTAAATGAAATTTTATGCTCACTGCTTTTAAGAGAAACAGATGCTTTAGCACCATTACCATTACCACCAATAATTGTTATTCTTGGAGTTTCTTGATAATCAAATCCAGGATCTATTAATCTAATTTCTTCTAAAGTTCCAGAAACAGAAATTGTGCCTGTTGC